GATGCGGCGGAAGCAGCCTTCAATGAGTTCTTGGAAAAGACCAAGCGAGCAGATGCATGAAGTTCTTTCTGGTGAGCTGCACTACGAGCTGGCTCAACCGGCAATTCAATCCGCCTGTCGCCTGCAAATTTATGAGGGCGCGTGCGCGATCTTGAAGTTAGACCAGACGCTGAGAAAGGCAGCGCTGGGGAAGTTACCGGCCCTCATACGGCCGTATGTGGAGGAGGAAGTAGTACGACTATGGAGAAACCGAAATGATGTTTGAAATAATCATGAACATGCCTGTGCGCACCGCAAACACGCTGGTACACAGGCTCATTTGTTCTTACGCGGTTGAAAGTATGGGTGACCTGATCGACGATCTGAACAACACAGACTTCATTGTCGTTGATGAGTGGTATCCAAACGAGAGCAATCAATACGTCAATCATGGGGCGATTGCCCTGAACCGTCGATTTGTCGGCAAGATCAAAGAATGGAGCAAACAATGAACAGCCAAGACATCCTTCGCATGGCTTCCAACATCTACAACGAGCGCGGAAAACAATATGGAGACATTGAGGTTATGTTTGACACTGCTGCGGCGATAGCAACGATGATGACAGGACGGGAATTTAGCAAGTATGACGTGACGGTTGTGATGGAGGCGATCAAGATGGCGCGCCGCCGCGTTAACCCTACCAACCCTGATAACTATGTTGACGGCATAAATTATGCGACATTTTCTGCGCAGTTTGCAAAAGTGAGTGAGCCTATTATTTCTGACCACATCAGCATTGAGGCAGACATCGTTGAGTTCGCTAAGAAGTTCTCGCCGGTGAAAAAAGAAAGCGAGGGGGCGTAAGCCCCCTCTACCCCAACCCAACAAACGAGACCAACATGATCGAAGACATCAAGCGCTTATGGGAAGACGGGTACAGCATGACCCAGATCGCCCTGTTCCTGAACACAAACAGAAATATCATCGCTGGCAAGATGTACCGAGCCCGTATACAGGGCATCCGGTTTGATTCCCGCGCTGCCGCCACCGTGAGGAAAGTGGCAACCATTGTGCCTCGTGTTGAGCTGGATAACCCAATCACGCGCCTGCGCATGGCAGATTGCCGGTACATCCTGAACGATGACACCTCCAACCCGGTCTATTGCTGCGAGCCAATCGACAGGCGATCATACTGTAAGAAACACGCTGACATTTGCTATACGAAGAAGGAGAAGCGCAAATGACTGACCAACTCGTGAAGCATGGCTGGCACTGGTCGTTTGGCTGGCTGCGGCGCCCAGAGCTCGATCAGGACAACATGTATTGCTATGAGGAGCCCAATGGGGATCTGATCTTCAGCCAGCGCCGAGAGCACAAGAACCAGCTTTACCTTGACTGCCGCCACGATGCAGAGCTTGGCGAGAACTACACCTGCCTCGCCAAGATCCCGCGCCGCACGGCATACAAAAGGAGGACCAGATGTTGAAATCTGTAGGACAATGAGCGGCCACCTCATCATCATCACGGGTTTGATCTACGCATACGTTGCGGCTGAGCAGTTCATCGTTCACCGCAACCCCAGCATGGCGATCGTCTATGCTGGGTATTCGTTCTCAAATATCGGTCTGTTTTTAGCCATCAAATAAATGCTATACTCAATCAGCGCGCTGTGCGGCGAGGCCATCATGATATTAACTCCGGCTGACATACAGGCCCTCATTCTAAAGATGGGGAGTATATCAAATACCGCGTATTACATGGGACGTAACGAAAGCACTATCCGGTCTGCCTTGCGGAACAATAGACCCCTAAGAGTTTCCCCTCTTGTTGAAAAAAACCATTCGCTAGAAGAAGAAAACCGCATCCTCAAGCTTTCACTGTCAAAAGTTGAGGTCCAGACCAAGCCACGAATCATCCCCGGCAATTCAAAAGCAATGACGGTGCTGGCGATTGGGGACAGCCACGACCAACCAAACATCGACAAGGAACGGTTCAAGTGGATGGGCAAGCACGCCGCCCAGATGAAGCCAGACCGGATTGTTCACATCGGCGATTTCGCCTCATGGGATAGCATGTCGACGCACGAAGAGCGGGGCTCACACGGCCACGCGCAGCGGCCATCTTTCAAGACCGATCTGGAGAGCTGTGAGGAGGCCATGGCGGCCTTCTACAAGGAAATACACCACCTTGACATCCCACAAGACATGGTTGCCGGAAACCATGAAGACCGAATCAACAGGTTTGAAAACAAGAACCCTGAAACAATCGGCACTTTGTGGGCCCAGTTCGATGAAATGACGGCTCGCTACCGTTGGCGCGTCCATGCTTATGGGCAGTGGGTGATGGTTGACGGCGTGGGCTTCATTCACGTCCCCATGAACATTATGGGGCGCCCTTACGGTGGCCAGAACTCAGAAAACCAGATTGCCAATCATGCAACGCATTCGATCGTGTTTGGGCACACCCACCGAAGCTCATTCCGAAAGGTTCCCAAGATCGGCATCAACAATTCCATCGAAGTCCTCAATTTGGGTTCATCCATGCCGGATGGGTATATTGCCAAATACGCTGGGACGGCCACGACTGGCTGGTCATACGGTATTTACGAGCTTCAAATCCAAGCTGGGCATATACTGCAATACCGTCACATCTCCATGAGACAGTTAGAGGAGCAGTATGCGTGAGTGGCTTACATCCAGATGAACAGATCATTGAAGATCTACGATCCGAGTTCCGTATAAAGTACAGCGGAATGGATACAGAGTTTCGCATGGCTGAAGAGTTAATTCATCTAGCCAAGGAAATTGACAGGCTATAGGCAGAGAACAGAGTTCTGAGGGGTGATTGGCCGTATTCCTTTCACCGTCAAAACAGGAGGCTGTAATGTCTGACGATGACGATGATGACGGAGATGACGCCGTTTTTGACATAAACGATCTAGACCCGGCGGCCTTTGAGGACTTTGTGGCCCAGCGGGCTATTGCATTCTGCTATCTGGTGCGGGTGTCAGACATGACCAAAGACCAGACGGCTCGAGATCTCACATTCACGATGATGCGCAAGGTGAGCATGTCTATTCGGACACCATCAACAGCGGACATTAAAATTATGGGAGGAAGCAATGAATGAATGGAACCTGATCGCAACAGCCCCAAAGGATGGTCTAGAGGTCATTGCATTCTGGTATGAAGGCCACTGGCCCTGCATGGCCATTGCACACTGGGACGCAATTCAGTCTGGCTGGTATGACGGCGAGTGGGACGTGTACCCAACGCACTGGATGCCGTTGCCGGAGCCACCGGCGGACGTAAAAACACAGCTCGGTCTGTAACTACACCAATGGGGGACACATTGATTCACTTTATATGGCTCACGCAGCCGGGCAGTCGGCCGTTCAGTTTCATCAACATGCTGGCTGTCCGAGCGGCGCAGAAATTCTATAACGGCCAGATCATCATGTGGGCGAACGACCCGCCGAAGAACAATCCGCACTGGGAACGACACAGGTTCGAACTGCGCCACATCGACCTGCCTGAGACCGACTGGCCCATACAGTACAAGGCGGACCTCCTGCGCCTGCAGATCATGCACGAGCATGGTGGCATATACCTCGACACCGACAGCCTGCTGTTGCGCTCTCTGGAGCCTCTGGTGGGCCCTGACTGCGTACTGGCACGCGAGAGCCCAGACTCATATGCGATGTCGCCGATCATTGCGAAGGTGGGCGCCGAGTTCATCAAGGTCTGGCTAGACAGGCTGCCGGAGGCGATCGGGCCTGTGTGGGCCAGCCATGCGGTGAACCTGCCGGTGGAACTGCACAAGTATCACAAGTGCGATGTGCGCCCGCAGGAGGAGTTCTTCCCCTTCGACCTGCGCCATAACTACCTGTTTGATGACGGACGTGCAGACGAGCACGCAAAGCGCATGGGAAACCCATACGCCCTGCACATCTACGAGACCTACTGGGCAGGTTACCTAGAGGGCGTGAACGAGACCTACATGCACAAGAGAGACACGCTGTTCGCGCGGCTCTTTAAGGGCCTCGTCTGATCGTAAGCGGCCGAGGTTATTTTTCTTCGGTCGCTTTCATGCCTG